CCTTTCCGTAACTTAATCTCACTAGCCCGTGTGAGTATTGCATTGATTACTGCTATAGGATCATTAGGTATGGCCATCTCAGTAGGACCATGAACATAGGTAGATATAGCCCTAGCCAGGTACTGACTACCATTTCCTTTATAATGATCCACTCTCAAAAATTCAGCTATAGCACCTAGATAACACTTACTAGTTTGGAAACGTACATTATGTTTAACAGCTTTCTCTTCTAAGTTTCTAATTTCGTTTAAATTAGTTATGGCTCCAAGAATATCATCTCCATTGTGAGTAGTAGCGAAACGACTCTCACCCATCATTATCATCGTGTACACATAATTTAGAACAGTGTTCATAAATGTAGTCAGTCTCCAACCAGATAGTAGCGTACCAGAAGCCTTATACTTAGTGCCATCAGGTTGTACTACATACATATTCTCCAAAGATCTAATTAACCATTGTACACTATCAATCTGTTCAGGCTCAAGATAATCGGAGTATACATCAATATATGCCTTAAGTACTAGTTGCATAGTATATGTGTCATGTTGAGAATTAAAGTCCTCAAAGTCAAAACAATAAGGTATACCATTTTCCAGTACTAACCCTACTTTCCGTTTAACTTTTTCAGATTCAGCCTCCACACCTATTGGAAACAACTTACTTAACACTTCCTCAGCTCCTGCCATACCATAACTAGACATAATGAAGTTGGTGTTGTCTACACCGTAAATAGCCCTTTGTTTACCCCATTCATATTTAATCGATGCCTTAGCATACATTTCACTCTTCCTCTTTGAAAAATGTTCGTAAGTTACCTTACCCATAGCACAAAACCCATAAAACTTATGTCTCATGTCGTAATCAGCATGAGAATATTGCTTATCTTCATCATATTGACTAGTATAAGAACCAGTAGGTGACCATTGCCATCTTAATTTCCAAAAATTATCCCACGAGTAACGTTTTGGACGACCTCCTAGTTTTTTTAGCCTAGTAAACAACTCCCTAGTGTGCTGAAGAATCGACTGGTTATCAAACTTAGCTACATTCAATATTGTCCGGTTAAGCCTTTCTTGTTTCCAATCTATATCACCTAACCCTCTATTGACCAACACCTCCATTTCGAAAAAACAACTTAAGTCAAGATTGACAGTGTTTTGTAATGCTTTGAGTTTTAATGTTAACTCTTTTTTAATGGTGGTAAAGAAGTCCATTGCTGATCCATACTTTATGTGTACAAACATTGACTTAGAAAACAAGTTACGTTCTCTGTCAGGTAGTAACAGTACCCACAACAGTAAGCCACAAAAGAAACTTTCATGCATATCAACTTTAAGTAGATTCTCAAATAAAACCTTTGTGTTACCAAGCCTTTCCAGAACCATTTCCTCATTCAGAGCACCAAAGTCTTTAACTCTTATATGTTGGATATGTTTTGCTGATATTTTCATTTTATCTAGTACATTGTTGCCAGAAAGGGTAGATTTTAAAAGAGAAAAAGATTTTAATGGTAC